GTATTTTTTTATTAATCTTTGGATTGATATAAAATATTTTGCAATTCAGAAATGGATTGAATTGAAGTTTTCTATTATTCAAACTTGGATCGATTTAAAATATAATGCCATTACTACTTGGAATAATATTAAACAGTTTTTCAAAGATACTTGGAAAAATATTAAAGATACGGCATACAATACGTGGATTTCTATAAAAAATACCATGATTAATACATGGAATAACATTAAGGACTCTTTCTGGAATATTGTTACTGGAATTGTTAATTCTGCTGAAAATGCATGGACAAATCTAAAAAATGGTGTTTCAAATGCTATTAATCGGGTAAAAGAAATCTTTAATTCGTTAAGGGAAGTCAATTTATTTGAAATTGGCAAGAACATCATTGATGGACTTATAAATGGTGTAAAAGAAAAGTGGAATGCTTTGAAAGATACTATCAAAGGTATTGCAGGTAATATCAAAAATTGGATTAAAGGAGCTTTAGATATTCATTCTCCATCAAGATGGATGCGTGATATGGTTGGTAAAAATATTGTTCAAGGTATTATCGTTGGTATTGATAAAGAGCAAAGTAAGTTAGATCAAACCATGACAAATTTAGTAAAAACACCGTCTGTTCAACCTGTAGTAAATGGAATAAGTCACCTACCAATTACACAAACAAAGCAAAATATATCTGCTAGTGAAACAAAAGAAATTCATTTACATTTAAATGTTTATGGAGATTTACCTGATTCAATGGTTCGAAAGATTACTACAAAAATTAAAACAGAATTGACAAGACAAATGAAACGAGATGCTGGTGCAGTAGGAGGAACATTATATGCAACTTAAGAGAGGACAATTTTTTATTAATCAACATTATTCTTCTGAATTTAATGTGTATATTCAAAACAGGCCTGCTTCTGTTTCAGCTAGTCGAGTAATTGAATTGAGAGAGCGAGAAGGAAATGATTCTATCATTATTGATAAAGGCTATTACAAAAATGTGACTAGAAAGATTGAGTGTTACTATAAAGCACCTTCAATTGATATGGTGCAGGAGTGGGAAGATCGAATCACTGAATGGTTAGATATGTCGTCTTATAGTGATTTTATTCTTTACTATGATGAACAATATATTTATCAAGCTGTAGTAATAGAAGGACCTGAATTTAAAGGAACAAGAAAAACAGGAAATATTGTCCCTTTTGAATTTACAGTGAGTATTCGACCATTTAAGGAAAATTACAATGGTAGATTTACTATTCGACAAACAGAAACTTTTGAAATTTATAACCCAGAGAAGTATTCTTCAAAACCGCTTATTAAATTGAGTGGTTCTGGAGATGCTTCTTTTTATATTAATAAGGATAAATATGATTTGAAATCGTTGGACAGAGAATTATTTATAGATTCTAAATTAGAAGAGGCTTATCGAAAATTAGATGGTAATTTAGAACATCAGGATCAGGTCACCTTATTTTTAGATTTTCCATTTTTATATCCTGGAAAAAATGAAATTAAATGGACGAAAAATATTCATTCATTTGAAATAATGCCTAGGTGGTGGAGAAAAGTATGAAACCAAGAATATATAGTCCTACTGAAACAGATTTCTCAACGAATGGCTTAGGAATTTTAAAGGATTGTACAAGATGTGAAATATATGAAGTAGCTAATGGAAAATATGAATTAGAGTTGGATTATCCTTTAGGAACTAGATTTGATGAATATTTTGAAAATGACTATCAAATAAAAGCAAAGCCAAACGATCAAGAAGAGTATCATATCTTTTTTATTGATGATAAAGATATAGATACTTTTTTAAATACAGTAACTATTTATGCTCAGAGTCGTACAAATCGACTTGGAAGACGGGTAGTCACTCTTGTGGAAGTGGACTCTAAAACTGGTCAAGAAGCGATATCAATTATTGAAACTAAAATGGATAAAAAATCTGACATACGACTTTATTCTGATATTACGGCTGTTTCTAGCACAATCTTTGAAGCGAGAAATGTTTTAAATTGTATTGCTGGTGAACAAGGATCATTGCTTCAATATTGGGGCGGAGAAATTAAACGTGAACCATTTAAGCTTTCTTTGTTAAAGCGAAGAGGTCGCAATAATGTTGGAACGATTCGGTATGGAAAAGATATGTCTGGTTTGAAGGTCAAATTAGATTGGACAGGTATAAAAACAAGAATTATTCCATATGCTGATCCTCAAAGTGAAGTAGGTACGACTAATCGAATTTATGGTTCGCCAGTAGATAGTGCCTATATTAATAACTATCCTGATGTCTATACAGAACATGTTCAGTTTACAGAAGAACAAGGAGTAAAAGACATTAAGAGCTTAAATAAAATAGCTAAAAATTACTTTAAAACGATCAATCCTGGCTGTGATAAGCCTAAAGTTTCTATTACGGTTGAATTTGATAAGTTGACTGATAGTGAAGAAGCGAAAGAATTTGCGAAGATTAGAAATTATGGTCTGTTTGATACATTTAAAATATATCATAAAAAATATAATATTTATCTTGAATCAAAGGTTAGTGGACTACAATACGATTCTTTATCTGAAAAAACTTTGAAATTAGAAGCAGGAGACATTCAAGTTGCTTTTTATCAGCAACAAGCTGTAACTATTCAGGATAAATTAAAAGATTATGCAACGAATAATTATATGAGTGATTTTAATGATTATGTTTCTTCAATGATTACAGGTCAAGGCAGTGCAGGAGGATATGTAGTTTTATGGCCAAAAGAAAAACCTTCCAACATCTTTATTATGGATAATCCAGATTTAGAAAAGGCAAGAGAAGTACTAAGAATGAATAAAAATGGGATTGCTTTTTCTAAGAAAGGATGGCGGGGGCCTTTTAATTCAGCTTGGACATTAGATAGTATATTTAATGCCAATTTTATACAAACTGGATTAATCAAAGCAGATATCTTTCAAAATTCTTTTAACAAGACTGGAGATGTATTGAAATTAGTTAATGGACTACTCCAAATTTGGAACAACAAAAAGAAAATAATGGAGTTAACTAAAAAAGGAATGGAATTTTGGAATTCTAAGGGTTCAATTGGAACGATTGGAACAACTGATTCTGTTGGTAATCCTTTTCCTGGGGCTTCTACTCCAACCCCTATTGAAGATAATTCTTTAGTTATTCGTACAAATGGAGACGGCAAATATATTTTGATTTCTCCTAAAGTAGGAAAAGGATTAGTTTTATTAGGAAATGGTAAAGCAATTTATTTTGGAGACTTAGATGTACAAGGAAAACTTACAGTTAAAGGAAAAGAAATAATTCCTGGACAAGGTGGTGGTCCATCGGGAGGTGGAGAATCTACTGGTGGGTATCCTAGTGAATTAAAAACAGATGCAGAAAAGAGAGCTTGGAGAATTTACGATATTTTGTGTAATAACGGATTTACGAAACAATCTGCATGTGGAATATTGGGGAACATTCAACAAGAAACAGGAGGAACTTTTGATCCTGATACTGTTCAAATAGGTGGACCAGCATACGGATTAGTTCAGTGGGATGGTTCTTCATATCCTCTTGTTGGTCCAGCAACATGGGATGGAAAAGTTTATGTTCAAAACTTATTTAATGCTGCAGGTATTAAAGAACCAATAACGAGCTTAGATGCACAAGTTCGATTGCTTATTTGGACATTTACAAATGGACAATGGATGGGCGTAGTACAACCTACGACGGTTGATGGATTTAAGGCCTGTACTGATCCAAGACAAGCAGCATATGCTTTTGAACGAAACTATGAACGTCCGGCAGCGACACATCCTGAACGTCAAGATTATGCAGTTAACTGGTATAACAAATTTAAAGATTTAAAACCAGGAGGAGCTACTGGAGAAGCAGGACTAAAACATTTAGAGTCTTTGATTGGACAACGAATTGGCAATGGTCAGTGTTATGGCTTGTCTGCAGAATATTCAGGATATCTGGGTGGTTGTGGCATGGGTGCTGGAACAAAATATGGTTTAACTCATGTGATAGGAAATACTTCTGCAGCATCTGATATTGGTATTGCCTATGATTGGTCTGCTGTTGGTTGGAAAGTGATTCAAAACCCTAGATATGATCAATTAGTAGTTGGTGCAATTATTAATTGGGCAAGAGGTGGACAAGTGGGTTCATGGTTTGCAGATGGAACTTATGGACATACTGGCGTTATCCGAGGCTTAGCTAATGGTCGTATGCAAACTTATGAACAAAACACAGAGTTAGGTATGATTTGTGGAAAGTTAGATCGCCAGTATTATAGTGCAAGTGCAATTTCTTCCATTGTCATACCACCAAAATAGGGAGGTGATTTAATGGCAAAGTGGAATGTCATATTAAGTACAACAGAACCCTATAATTACGTGGGGATGATTCAAGTTCGACAAGGCAATAAAAACACTGAAGTTATGGAAGCTACAATTGTCGAAAATGGTCTTCCATATGATTTATCAGAATGTAAGGTATATTTTGAATCAGTTGTTGGCGGAAAATATCCAGTCCAATTAGAAACAAGAATTGTGGATGCTAAAAAAGGGAAAATCAAATATATTTTTGATAAATATTCCATGCAGTGTTTGCATCGACAAACAGCCAATTTCATTATATTTAAAGGAGAAGACTTGATTGGAACAACTCAAGACTTCTCCTATTTTGTCATCAATGCTGTTTCAAAAACAGAAGGAGAAATGGGTTCTTATTGGCAATCAATTGAAGATTTAATTGCTGATATGACAGATTTTATTAATGAAAATAAAGGCGATTTTACGGACTGGATGAATGAAAGGAAAGAAGAATTTGATCGCTGGAGAGAAGAACAGGAGAATAGTTTCCAAGATTGGAGAGAAGGACAAGAATCAGATTATTTGTCATGGTTTGAATCAATCAAGGATATTTTGAAGTCTATCGATCCAGGTGGAGTAATGTTAGCCGAATTAATGGATGCACGTGTAGATCTTCAAGGTGTACGCCATGAATCGATTTCTGAACGTTTCCTATCCGATCTAAATTATTTGTATCAAAAAATGAAAGCAGCACTTTTCACGATTGAATACGGTGAAATTGAAGTGACTGATATTCTTCAAGACGATCTCTTTTCAGATAATCACGAAGTCGAAAAAATTGAAACAGTAGAATTTCCAATTGAAGAAGGAGCTTTGATTATTGCAACTGTTGATGATCCAAAACAGAATGTTTTCACTCTTGAGAAAGTTGGGGTGATTTGATGGTTAAAGTAAAGAGAATGATGGAGACTGATGAATCTGGTGTTAAACGTCAATTTATGCCAATTACACATGTTTCTGCAGTTTTAGGCTTAGAAAAAATGATATCAGGACAATCAAAAGTTCTTTCGGTTAATGGTAAATATGGTGCAGTCATTTTAACGAAAGCTGATTTAGGATTAGAGAATGCAATTACTGAACTACCTTATGCAAGCGAGACAAGCGATGGTATTCTTACTGCTGAAATGTTTCAAAAGATCGTAAATGGAGAAGGTGGAACATATATTTTGCCGATTGCTACTCCTGAACAATTAGGAGGTATAAAAGTTGGGGAACTCTTAGAAGTTACTGAAGAAGGTGTTTTATCTGCAACTAAGCAAACAGACTTCAATTTCTCTGAAGAATTAAAGGGAAAATTAGAATCTCTAAAAATATTAAAAGCAGGTGCAAATATATCAATTGCAGAAGATGGAACAATTAGTTCTACAGGTGGTAGTGGGACTGGTGGTGTTAATCAGTCATATGTAGATCAAAAATTCCAAGAAGCTGTAAATCAAGCAGAAAATTACACAAACGAAAGAATTCCAAATTTTACTTTTGAAAAAATCGGGGAGGTATAGAAAATGACAGATATCGTAAAAATAAAACAAAGCGGTGTACAGGTTTATCCACAAACTCATTGGAATGCTATAGAAGGCAAACCAACAACGGTGAAGGGAGATAAAGGCGATCCTGGCCAAGCAGCAACAATTACCATAGGAACCGTTTCTAGTGGTTCAACCGCTTCTGTTACGAATGTAGGAACATCATCTGCAGCTAGATTTAATTTTGTTTTACCAAAGGGAGATAAAGGTGATCCTGGAATAAATGCCACAACTACAGCTGTAGCTACAACTACAGCAAATGGGTTGATGTCGTCCACAGATAAAACTAAGTTGGATGGAATTGCAGCTGGAGCACAGAAAAATCCAGGTAATGCTACAACTACGACAGCAGGTTTAATGTCAGCAACCGATAAAGTGAAACTTGATGGATTAGCGAATATTACATTTGAGAAAGTGGGGACGGTTTAATGGCTGATATTGTTCAATTAAAAGAAGACGGAGTTGCTAAATACTTAAAAACGCATGTAGAAGCTATTGATGGTAAAGAAGCATTGGTGCAGACAGATGGAGACCAAGCCATTGCAGGACATAAGAATTTTTCAGGTTCTGTAACAATCAATAATAAACGTGTTTTGACGACTGATGATAACAGATATGAAGTGGTAAATCTGGTTGTCACTAACGGTAATACAGGGACAGCAAAGCTTTATCGTGAAGGAAAAACAGTTTCTATATATTTTGTGGCTTTAAACGGAAAAAGTAGTGGCGGGAATGATTCGGTTATTTTAACTGTTCCAGAAGGCTATCGGACACCAATTAGTTTTGAACAACTGGTTGGGTCAATAGACCGTTCTACTTTGAACAGTGCTCAACTATCTATTGGCGCAGACGGAGCCATTAAATGGAGAAGAAATTCAAGTTATGGATCAGCTTATTCATTTGTTATCACTTATTCAATTTAAGGGAGGAAATCTAATGAAAGTAGTTTACAAATCAATCAAGCCTTACGGATTCGAGCAAATCATTTTGAACAATCAAGAAAATATCCCTGAAAACTGTACAGAGATTAAACCACCAGTTCCTAACTGGAGACCAAGATTTGATTTTGATAAAAAACAGTGGGTTGAGTTAGCTACTGAAGAAGAGAAAAAAGGGAATGCTGTTGATAGCGTAGATGAATTGGCTAATATTAAGGCATTATACGAAACGCTGAAGGCAGAAAATGATGAATTGAAACAGCTAAATTCTAAAGCAATGCTAAACAATGTAGCAATCAAGCAAGAAAATGTCTTATTGAAAGAAAAGTCAGAAAGTTTAGCGCAGTTGAATTCAAAAACGATGCTTGCTTCTGTACAAAATACCAAGGAAATCGAAGAAATCAAAAAACAATTACAAGGTGGGAAGTAACATGTATTCATATGAAGATATCAAACTAATGTATGACTGGGGCTGTTTCACTAACGAACAAGTAATGGTTTTCGTTCCATTATGCATTACAGACGAAGAAGCAGATAAAATCATTAATAAAGATAAGAGCGCATCTTAATTGATGCGTTTTTATTTAAGGTAAAGGAGTTGTCACATGATTAATTTAGGGGAATGGGGAATGATAGCAGGATCAATAACCGCTATCGTTTCTTTGATTTTATTAGTAATTAGACCGATTGCTGCATCTTTCTCGAAAATTACTGAGACTCTTTCAAAAGTAAGCCACAATTTAGATTTGCTGACTAAAGATTTAGAATCGAGCAAATCAGATCGATTGATGATTCATGAAGAACTAAAGAAACACGATGAAAGATTAGATACACATACAGAAAAATTGGTGGAACACACGCAACAAATCAAAACTTTGTTTAGGGAGAGAAGAAAATGAATAATAAAACGTTCGAAGTACTAAAATGGTTCGCACTGGTAATTATTCCCGCACTAGCTACTTTCGTGGGGTTAGTTGGTAAAGCGCTCAATTGGCAGTACACAGATATCTGTGTTGTCATCATTACTGGTTTTGGCGCGTTTTTAGGGAGTGTGTTGGGTGTATCAAATCGAACCTACAAAATGTTCTCGGCTGAAAGCGAAGAAGGAGGAAACAAATGAAAAAGAAAATTACTATTACTGCGATGAGCCTGTTAACGGCTCTTTTTTTATTGCCAATTAAC